AAGCAATAACCAGTCTGTCCGGGCAGGCTACCTACCGTCCAAGCCCCGTTACCACGGTCACTAGCGCCACCATGGTTCTCCCACCCAAGCTTTCGCACGAGCGCCATAGCTGCTGCAGCGTGCGTCTGTTCTTCGGTGCCTGCATACTCAAACGGGATCGTGATCGAACCAGCGTCACACGTGGCTTTGATCCGTGCACCCTTGGTGTTGGTCGGATTGATGTACTTCGTGACGATTGCTTGCATGGTGTTCTCTCCAGGTTTCTTTGGGGCACCGCGTTGTCCGCAGCGCATGAGAAGGAATATACGGGACTGTACAATGCTGCACAATACAAACATTTCTATCGGCTCAATGAACCGATAGGGTATGTGTGTACTCAGGCGTAGATCCAACCATCATCACCATCGTAAATGTTTACCTCACCATACGTGTACGCCAGTGCCGTCAGTTCGTCACCAATAGCGCCAAGCCCACGATCCCAAAAGCCTGCCCCATGGCGATTACGGGTAAGCCAGAAGTCATGGCCAATCTGTTCCTCAGTCAATCCTGAGTCGAGCAACAAGGGTTGATTAGCGGTCACGAAGTCTTCGCAGTCTTCAAATGAGCTTGCGTACAGCGCAGGGGATATATCGTCAACACTGAACACAGCATCTAAAGGTTCCCCGTGTTCATCCATGGTGGACCAAAGGGCGGCAGCTAAGTAATGGTGCGTGATGTTCTTAATCTTAAACATGGTGTGCTCCTAGTCTGTTCTGTATTGTATAGGTCAAGAAAGCAAAAGCTTATAGTTCTCGTAAGCTGCACCAGCGTTATGCCCAGAGGCCACAGGGTTAAACCTGCTTTCCTCAATGTCCACTCGCGTACACCACCAGATATGTGAGCGTGTCGTGTCGCGCCATATGCGGACCTTGGAGAGAGTAGAGAGGCCCATGGTTACTCTCCGACCTGATTAACTGCCACAAGGGCGGCAATCTGGTACTCAGCGCTTTCATCAAAGAACATTCCCTTTGCACTGCAGTACACATCAGCTACAGCGGGAAGCTTAGAGAACCCAAGGGCTGCCAGGGTGAAGCGCTTGCTACGCATTGTGCTACCGCGCTTATCCTTATTGATCCAGTCGAGCATGGTTGCGAAGGCTTTCATTTGGTCACCTCGTGTTTGCTGTGTGTTGTCTTGCAGTGCCTCCAATGTATAACAGTGTGCAGTAGTGTGCAAGAACTATTTGAGGTGAGCAGAGGTTTCTGAGGGTTCCCTGAGGTTCGCGTGCTTCATTAACAGATAACAAGCCCACTTGTTACTATTTGCGATCACATACGCTTGAATCGCATACGATCTATCTCCCTATCTGCAGGCCCAATGCCAATCCCCAGGCAAGCCAATGTCCCCTCAGATCACCCTGGTTTCCTGCATTAGATAACTGATCTAGTGCTATCCCTTTAGAATCAACAGGTTAGCTCGTGCTCACCTTGAGTCGCCCCCGTGCTGCACGCTTCCCAGGCTAGCCAAGGTACCCCCTAGGTCCTCTAGAAACCCGTTTCGCAAAAGCCGCTAAAGGTTTTTCGTTGTTGTTGTTGTTCGACCTCGTGAGTGAGTGTGGTTTCCCCACAACACCAAAGACCCCCCTAGGGCACCCCTCAGGTCCCCAATCTAATCCCGCCCTATTTATCCCCAGGATACCCAAAGTACCCCCCTAGGGTCCTCCCAGTTTTGTACAAGGAGCAACGCTCCGCGTCTCTCAGTTTCGTACGGGGGACGACCATTAATAGACCAAGTATGGGGGGTAGGGGGGTCCTTAGGTTTCTAAGGTTTCCCTTAGGTTCCTTCTAGTCTCTTTAGCTCCTATAGCTTCTGTATAGGTATTCATAACGGTCTTCCCTATAGGGAAACCTAAGGTACCCCAAGGGTATCCTCAAGCTCCTCCAAGATACCCATGGCTCTCAAAGCAGCGTAGCTGCGCCATCCCCTCTATCTCGCTACGCTCAATATCATGGCCTTAGAAACAGCAACTTATATCAACCAGTTGGTCCCTGCGAATCCTTTGGGTTCTGATGCGATTGCCTTCGCTGATGACCACCTTCGCCTTATTAAGTCCACCCTCAAGGCTACCTTCCCGAACATCACGGGACCTGTGAACGCTACCCAGGAAGCCTTGAACAATGCTATGCCTGTGGGCGGAATCATCATGTGGTACGGCGGTACGGTCCCTGCAGGGTGGGCACTGTGTAATGGTCAAACCGTAGCGCTGTCGGCAGGGGGAACCATTACCACCCCGAACCTCATGAACCGCTTCATCGTGGGGGCTGGCGATACATACCCCAACTGGGCAACCGGAGGGAGCGCAACTACCTTCCTGGAAACACCTCAGCTTCCCTCTCACGGCCATACAGCTACCTCGGCTGCTGCAGGTAACCACCAGCACTTTGGGACCACGAACCCCATCGGGGATCACCAGCACGATCTCCCCAACCTTGGGTCAGTCCAGGCGGGCGCAGATAACGGTGGTGCCAATGTCCCCGTGGCTACTGGGTTCTCCTCAGGGCGCTTCCTGTCCCCTACGAATCCCGCAGGCGGTCATAGCCATCAGTTCACCACGGATGTCCAGGGTATCCATCAGCACGTCATCACGGTCAATAACACCGGAAGCAACGCCCCGATAGAGAACAGGCCTCCGTACTTCGCTCTCGCCTACATCATGAAGGTCTAAGTACATGCCTCTCGAATCTGCTCAGTACATCTCCCAACTGATTCCTACGAATCCCCTCTCTACGGATTCCGTGTCCCAGTCGGATGATCATCTCCGCGCTATCAAGCTGGCCCTGAAGAACACCTTCCCGAACCTTGATGGTCCGGTAACGGTAACCCCTGCCCAATTGAACTTCCCGGTTCCCAAGGGAGTGATCTTGTTGTGGTCAGGGGCGGTTGCAGACATTCCACTTGGGTACGCACTGTGTGATGGGACCAGTGGGACCCCGGATCTCCGAAACAAGTTTGTGGTCGGGGCAGGGGACACCTACGCCGTGAGCGCTGCGGGAGGTTCGGTCAATACCGGCATGGCTGGCTCACACACCCACACGGTCAACTCGGCAAACGCAGGGACCCCAGGGAGTACCTCGGGTGCCGTCCAGTCTGGTGCAGGTACCTCGGTTGTGACTGCTGTTACCGCTCCGGTTGACCATACCCACACGGCTAACCTCGTGGGGGACCATCAGCATTCCTCGCTGCCTCCTTACTTGGCTTTGGCCTACATCATGAAGGTTTAATCAGCATGCCGACTCTCCCGCTTCGGAAGCTTGGGGGCGCGGGGATCATCACTGATGTCAACCCGTACGACCTCCCGCCCAACGCTTTCTCTGGTGGCAACAACGTCATCTTTGATGAGGACCGCATTACACGGGGTCCTGTGTTCAAGCAGTTGTTCAACCCGATCCGCTCGTCGCTCACCTATGATGGTGTCGGCACGGCCACCTATGACTCCAACACGAACCCTTATGATTCTGCTGAAGGTGGTAGTTCTACGCTGGCTCGTTTCATCGGCTCTTATGCTGACCCAGGTGTCCGCGAGACAGCCTTCGTCTGTGACCGAGATGGCGTCGTACGTGGGTACCCAGACGGAGTACTAGCGTTCCTCACGCCCGGTTCGGGTTCTGTGGTCAATGACTTCCCATGGTCTCACGCTCAGGTTGGGGGGATCTCCTTCCTTGCCCGGAGAGGAATGCGGCCCTATGTCAGAAACATTCCAAACGCGGACCCCGCGTACTCCCTAATTGCAGGGGACTGGGTAGTCACTGATACCGCTGCGGTAGTTCGAACCTACCTTGACTTCGCGATCATGATGGATCTCGACAAGAACGGGGTTAGGTTTCCTACCATGGTCAAGTGGTGTAACCCGATTCAGTATGGTCAAGCACTCTCGGGGATCACTTGGGATCCTGCGAACCCTAACTTCGTATCCGGTGAGAACGTCCTGTCTGAGATGCGTACAGCAATCCGAGATGGTCTAGTCCTCGGTAGCTCGTTCATCATCTATAACCAGCTTCAGCTTTTCTCTATGGATTTCCGAGGGGACTCCGCAGTCTTCGGGTTCCGTAGGCTCCCGTTTGATGGTGGAATCATCAACACGAACTGTGTTGTTGAGGTCGAGGGTAAGCACTTCGTCTTCGGTGAGAACGACATCTACATGCACGATGGCATCTCGAAGCAATCCATCTCTGATGGTCGAGTGCGTCGTACGATCTTCAATACCATGGATCGCACCCGGCAGACCTCCTGCTTCGTTGTACACGATTCGGTCGCCAACCTGATTCACTTCTGCTACCCGACGCTCCAGGATGAAGCTGCGTTCGTCAATGCTGACTTCTGCAACCAGTCGGCAACGTACAACTACAAGAACGACACGTGGTCCTTCATGGATCTCCCGAACATCATCGGTGGTGCTGAGTGTAACGTGACGCTGTTGAAGACATCCTTCCCGGATGTGACGAGTACCTACGAACTCTTCAACACTAGCTATACGAGCTTCGTTGGGATTACCCCCAAGCTGCCCATCCTGTTGTCAGTGGCAGACCAGAACGCAGGGGTCACGGACACACGTATCTTCGCTTTGGATCTACCCACAGCGGGCCTTGTGAACCTTCCGGCAAACGAAGAGGTCCTCAAGCCAGCCTATGTGGAACGCGTGGGTCTCGATATGGATGACGCGGGTCTCCCAACGACTCTTCGTGGCTACAAGCTGATTCAGAGCATCGTACCTCAGTGTTCCTTCGATGACTCCACAGGCGTCTTCACGTTCGAAGTAGGTTCCTCGGATCTCCCTAGGCAAGCCGCTGTGTATCGATCGAAGCAGTCGTACAACCCCGCCGAGGAATACAAGCTGGACATGATGGTAGCTGGTCGCTACCTCGCCTACAAGGTGAGCACAGCCTCTATCTCCAACTTCCAGTTCTCCGGTATGGACCTAGACCTCAAGACACTGAGCCGCAGATAGAGACTTTGATGATCTACACAACCCCCCTCGAGAAATACGTACGCGCGAATGTTCCGCCAAATCCCCAGTCGCAGATCCTCTTTCTTACTGAGGAACTGAAGAAACTGGAACGGACACTCACCACGGTCTATGCGCAACTGGCGCAGATCGGCGCAACTGTACCTTAAGCAGAGAGAGTATGAACTTCCGTCTTATCGCTGATAACTTCAACATCGCACCGCTGCGGGAGCGCCTGCAGAAAAACCCAGAGTTGTTTGGCCTCTATGATTTCCGAGGAACCGCTTACGACTCACCGCACACGAAGATGCGGGACATCTGGGTCCGGTACAACGATGTCCTTCCCTTCCTCGAGAAGGGCGATATGGCGGGGTTCGCTGATGAGCACGAACCCGTCTGGTATCCCGTTGCAACACAGATGCCCGAGGTGTTCCCTATCGTGACCGAACTCATGGAACGCGTCCAAGCTAAGCGCTTGGGTGGCGTCTTGATTACCAAGGTTCCCCCGGGTGGTGGCATAGATCCCCATGTGGACCGTGGGTGGCATGCAGAGTACTACGACAAGTACTACGTGCCCATCCTCAATAGTCCCGGTGCGACCTTCAACTTCCCCGATGGGGCGATTGCTCCTAACGACGGTGAAGTCTACTGGTTCAGGAACGACGTGCCTCATTGGGTCATCAACGACTCACAGACCGATCGGATTGCCATGATCGTCTGCATCGAGCCAAACGACCGATTCTCTAATGAGCACCGTAACCGACCGGTTCAACGAACTGGAGGGGACCTTCGAGGTTGATCTGCTGACCAAGCATTTCTTCTCTGACGGCCTCTACGCGAAACAGATGTCTCTCCCGAAAGGGTACGAGGCAATCTCGCACGCACACAACTATAACCACCTCAGTCTCCTAGCGAAGGGCAAGGTAACCGTAAGCACTGACGACAGTGTTGCCGAGTACACCGCCCCCTCAATGATCGAGATTAAGGCTGGTGTCCATCACAGCATTACCGCACACGAAGATGTCGTGTGGTACTGCATCCATGCTACCGACGCAACGGAATCCTCCGAAGTCGATGAAGTACTCATTCAGAAGGAGGCCGTATGCCTTGGGGAGTAGCAGCAGCAGTAGGCGGTGCCGTGGTTGGTGGTGTCGCTAGTAACATGGCAGCAGGTACCGCAGCAGATGGACAACTTGCCGCCGCACAGGCAGCTAATTCGCCATGGACTCAGGCACAGCCATACATCATCAAGGGTTACGACCAAGCCCAGAACGAACTTAATAACTCGCTCACGGGTGCCTATAGTGGCCCCCGCACAGCCGGTCTCAACCCACTGAAGCAAAATGGCGCTCTGG